GATCGGACAGAGTATTTTGACGGTGACGGGAGCAAGCTAGTTTTTAGATTAGGAAATAAGTTTAGCGGTAAGCCGACAGTCGAAGTTGGGAGCGTAGCCAAAACAGTAGGCATAGATTTTTTAGATAATGAAGACGACTTCGATTGCTTTTGGGATTACAATCAAAAGTATATTAGATTTAAAGCTGGAACAGTCCCAGCAGTAGGGGCAGATAACGTAGAAGTATTAGGGACACCATTGTATAATTTGGTGGTACAGGTTGAGGATCCAGTGTCAGTCTTGGAGTACGGGGTATTTGAATTTGCTAAGACAGACAAAACATTAAAGAGCAGAGACGAGGCGGTTAGTTATGCTCAGGCAGAATTAGAGGCATATAAAAATGGGCTAATCGAGGGAGGCTTTGAGACATATACCGGAGGGCTAAGGAGTGGGCAAGCAATAACCATAACGTCGTCTGTTTTAGATGTAAGCGAAACATTTTTAATACAGAGCGTTAGTTTTTCAATGATAACGAGAGACGTTTTTACGTACAAAGTAAAGCTAGTCACAATGCGGACAATAGGACTAATAGATTTTATGATAAGTCTATTACAAACAGGCGACAGATTAATAGAGGACAAGGGAGAGACAGTAATTGAAAAAACAGTATTCCCGTTAGAGTATTTAGAGATAGCAGACGCAGTAGAAGTAAACACCGACGACGAAGATATAACGGAGACGTCAGAGATAACAGAGGCATTAACAGTACAAGCGCTAGATTACAATGTAATTTTTGTTGCCGGGCCATACGTACCGACAGGGACAAGTAGAGTTTTTGTGCTAGACGGCAGTAGATTAGGCTAGTGAGAATTTTAAAAAAATGTTATAATAAAAGTATATAAAAAATATGATAGACCAAGCATTTAAAAACAAAGTAGTCGAGATTAAAAAGCAAGTCGGAGAAAAAGCCGGCGCGCTTGGCGTTTATAGATTTACGTTAGAAAATCCCGACGGAAGCAAGGAGGTTAAATACTACCATAACTTAATTACGACAGTAGCGTTTGCAATGATAATGAATAACATTGTAGACCCGACACCGGATAACGATATGCTAGCGAGCCACATAGCTCTGGGGACAGACGCCACAGCAGTAGCAATAGCAGATACGACACTCGGGGCAGAGAGTTATAGAAACGTCGTAGCGTCAATGACAAGCGCTGATAACGTAGCATACATAACCGGTTTTTTTAGCCAGACAGAATGCAACGGCACATACAAAGAGGCGGGGATTTTTAGCGACGGAGCGGCGGGAGCAGACACCGGCATTTTACTTAGCCATGTAAATATAGACGTAGTAAAATCAAACGTTCAAAAATTAACAGTAGACTGGACTTTGACTTTAGCTAACGCGTAATAATAAAATTATGTCAGAAGTAAAAACAAATTGGGCGGTGGGCGAGCAAATAGAGGCAACGGTATTGAATAGTCAAGGAGTAGAGATAAATAAAAACGGAGCGGTAAAAGACGACCTAAACGGCGGAGAAACTATTAGCGGAGCAACAACCCCGCAAGCGTCGTTTATCAAAGAAGCAGACGGCGAACTATATGCTTGCGACGCCAACGATCTAACTAAATTAAAATTTGTAGGATTTGTTATTTCAGATACTACCGACGGCAACCCGGCAGATTTAAGAGCGAGCGGAGTAGTGGCAGGATTTACCGGATTAACACCGGGAGCAAAGTATTATGTGCAAGACGATAAAAGTATTGGAACAACGCCAGGCACTTATTATCTTTTAGTAGGGGTGGCAATAAGTGCGACAGAATTATTAATAATAAAAGAAAATAAATTATTTTATTCCGAGGCAATATCAGGAAATAAATCATTTACAGATAGCGAGGATTACGATATAGCCGTAGCGTGTGGATTTAGACCGAGTAAGATTACAGTAATAGGACATTTCAAATATAATACAGCGCCAAAGGTAGCACTAAATCCGGTAATAGATAGCGCAAACGATTTATTTGCGAATATGAGTTATTGGTTAAATGGTATATATGTTGGGTATACTTATGACGCAACGACACCGACAATAGGATTATCAACGGCGCATTTAATTCAATACTCTTCAATAGTGGGAGACGACAAGATAAATAAAATAACAATAGCAGACGTGGCAAACACAGGGTTTAATTTACATTTTGTCTCAGCAAGCGAAAATGGGCCACATACTTGGTATTGGGATTTAATAATAATAGCCGAAAATTAAATGCACGATAAAGCTAAAAAAAGAATAGCTGAAAAAAAAGAGACTAAAGATACGAGATCAGTTTTAAAACTACCGGCTAGCGGTAATTTATATAATAATTTTATAGGTGGCATAGATAGACTAAGCGAGGAGCTGATGAAGTCGCCAAAAATAACGGCACAAGAAAAAACAAAAATTGCTAAATTAAAAGCAAAAATAAAAATAGATTTATGACCGATTTTAAAAACCAAGCTGACGATTTAGGTGGAGTAAAAACAGACCATGATTTATTAATTAGGATAGACACAAGACTAACTGATTTGTTAAGAGAGAACGGAGAATTTAAAAACAATCTTTCAAAATTGAATAGCGAAAAATGTGACAAAGCAGACATGTCAGATAATAATAAAGCGACAGAGAAAAAACTTTGTGATTTTGAGATTAGAATGAGACGCATAGAGCGCATAGCATATTTAGCAATAGGGGGATTATTTATATTAGAGTTTTTATTAAACAAGTAAAAACAAAATGAAAGATTTTGAAATAGGCAAACCATTGGACTGGTGTATAGAGACGCAAAAGTTTGGTTTGAATTTTTTAGATTTTTATTCAAAGTTAGGACTGGCCGGGCATAACGGCATAGATTTCAGATGTAGCAATAACATATTATACGCGACACACGACGGGGTAGTTTTAACGTCGGGACAATACGGTGACGGGGGGATAGGCATAGAGACAAAAACAGACGAGACAAAGCAAGGGTATTTTAAAACAATGAATTACCATTTGAAAAATTGCAAAGTAGTCGCTGGGGATAAAGTTTTTGCAGGACAAATGATAGGGACAACAGACAATACAGGTAAATATACAACAGGCGATCATTTGCATTTTGGATTAAAACGTTGCGATAGCTACGGGAATACATTAAACTATGATAACGGATACAAAGGGGCGATAGATCCGACGCCATTTTTTAAGTGGGATTTTTATAATCTCCCAGTAGACAGCAGATACGGCAGACGTAAAAACTGGTACGCAGAATGGTTGTTGAGATTTAAAAACGCCTGGGTACATAGACAATTAAAAAAGAGATACCGACACCCGCTAAGTTTAACGAGCCGAGAAGTAAACGCAATAATTTATGGAGCGTGGGATTTCGACATAGTAGTAAACCCGTCAATGGCGAACGTTTATTGTTTTACAACAAAGAGCGAATACCATGCCGGACATAGACGCCCGGCAGGATTTAAAGTCTAAAATACGCTATGAGTTCAAAGTGGAAAAAAAACCACGAGGCAGTAGCTTGGGTAGAGAGACAAAAACACAAGGACGAATATAGAGGAGTAATAATTTTTTTAATTGCAGTAATTATAATTTTAATAATAATTTTTAAATAAAAAGAAATGACAGACGCAAACACAATTAAAGAGTTGTTATTGACAGCCGTTATCGTAGCTCCGTTTATTACAGGAATTGTAGAAGTAATAAAAAGAACGACAAAGGTAAATGTTAGGTGGACGCCAGCAGTAGCGCTAGTAGTCGGTGGATTATCAGGAGTGGCAATAATTCAGTTGTCAATCGCAGGGCTAGTAGCAGGATTAATAATGGGGTTGATGTCAGTTGGTTTATGGGAGACAGCAAAGATACGTTCGAGTAAAAAAGAATAAGTAAGGCTATTAAAAAATAGCGAAAAATGATATAATTAAGCTAGCCGTAGTTTATGGTGTTGGGCTACGGAAATAAAACAGTAAAAAACGGGGTTGCCATTGCATGGGGGTTGCCCCGTTTTTTTATTTAATAAATAGACTTGCATTATATACATAAGCGAGTTATAATGTAAGCATAACTAATTAATAAAAATTATGAACATCAAAAATTATCCGCTATCAATAGAGATAGCAATCCCACTAAAACCATGCGTTTATTTATTGACAAACGACAATGGCGACATTTTATATGTTGGTAGCAGTAAAAAAAATACGTTAGGAAGAATAGCAACACATAAATATGACAAACAATTTTCAAGAGTATTTATTATGCAATGTAAAGGATATAAAGAAATGGAAGAAATGGAAAATAATTTAATTTTTAAAATTAAACCAACGTATAACAGACAAGTTAAAAATAATAACTCCACAGGTTTGTTAAGTGTTAAAGATATAAAAAAACAATTACCCTGCGACGGAAGAATAATAACTAACTCCGCTAGTAGATATGATATTGAAATGGTAAGCATTGGATCACGAAGATTTTACGATAAAAAAATAATAAAAGCTATTGTTGATTATATCGATAACCAAAAAAGAAAGCCGTTGTCGTGGGGTAGGATACATAAATAGGTTGCCCTTTTAGCACATTCAGTATGCCCTTTTAGCACATTCAGTATGCCCTTTTGTGTCCAACTATACATATACATAGATTACTACATAGACTACAACAGAGAAAATGTTTTTTTTAAAATTATTAAAAAAAGTTATCAACAGTCGAGCCTATTGCTATTTTATTATAAATGATTTATAATGAAGTTATGAATAAATAGAGGTGGATAACTAATAAACAACACTAACCAAAAATTTTATGCCATTTACAAAAGAGCAAAAGCTAGCTAACAAAATCAGCGACATTTTAATTAACTTTAGAGCAGAAATGGTGGACGTACCAAATACAGATGTACAGGGAGTAGCCGAGGCATTAGCACTAGACATAGTAAAATTAAAAAAATAATTTAAAATAAACAATACCTATGAAAAAGCTAACACCACAAGAGACAGAGGATTTAATAGACGAGAAAATACAC